CCCACACCTACTCACGTAGTTGTGGTCTTGAATCCCACCCAGCTTGGGCAGGAGGTAGAAGGTCGATCAAATTGATCGGGCGGAAGCTTTCTGCTCCAAGCACACCGGAAGACAGTAATAGCTGGTCTGCGTCCTCTCGGGAGATCTTTTGATCCCATGAGGACCGCAAGAGTTGGATCGCCGCTCCGTATTTACGGTTTCTCACTTTGTGAGCTACCGCGCGGACGAGCTTTTTACTCAAGCGACAGTACCCGCTGTTAGCACCGGAGACATCTCGTAGTACCTTCAAGGGTCCTTTGCACTTCCGTAAGGTTGCGCGACTGATCCCTTGTCGACGTCGGAGCTCCGTCTGGAGTTCCTTTGTCGTCAGGTACTGCGGTTTCGTTGTCGGCTCTTTGTTGTCTAACCTGTGTTGTGTCTCGATCTCGCTTTTCGCTTGAATGAGCACGTCACTCAGTTTGACCCCTTTGGCCGTCAACGGAGCGTCGCGCAGACTCTTTCGTAGGCTACTGTATTTTTCGTTCATCTCAGACTTAAAAAGCTGAGTCGGACCGAACTTGAGGTAGCTCACGAATGTATCTGCACCTGCATTCGAGACCGTACCGGCTCCTCCTTCTTGGAAGAGACCTGGTAGACCTCGAGTGCGGGCTGACGCATGTTTCACGCAGCGGAGGAGTGCGAGGCGAACTGGTTTCAAGATCTTACTATGTTTCTGCTTCTTATTATAAGATAGCAAGGCAAGGTTGTCTTGAACGAGTCTGGCTCGTCCTTCTGCGTTTGCGCTGGTGCCTACTGCCTCTCCGATTCGAGTACAAGGCAATCCTTTTGCGGAGTCTCTTCCTGTTCGACGCATAAGTCTTTCGCAGAATACACCGTAATCGGTGCTCTCGAACGACTTCGCGTAGTTAGGTAAGAGACCGAGCTCTAGGATTGCCCGCTCATACTGTCGACAGGTCTTCTTCGTCCATAAACCTGTGAGGTCATCCCCACAGGTTGCGAACGAAGTCCTAGGAGCTCCTGCACGATGAGCTGCAAAAGCGTTGAGGATGGTCAATATTGACCAACTAGGACCTAGTCCCATCAGCGCTCCGCACTCACTTGTGAAGGTGCCATCCGGACCCTCGATCCTCTGTTGTGCTATCACCGCTCTCTTCGCGTTATCCCACCATTCAGGTTTTCCTGTACGGCGGGTGATCGCGTCGAGAACGAAGTTAGCTAACTCGATCGAAATTGGATCTGTCGATTTGGAGAGATCAGCCGAGTAGATCACCTTATCACCCTTTTGGGTGTTTAGTAGACCAACCGTCTGATTCTTCAGCATCATCCGGCTTGTAGAGATCTGCTTGAGCAGGGGCATCAGAAATGATGTCATTGCACGAGCAGCCCATACGACGGATGAAGTATGAGTGGTGGCAACACGGATTTTACCATCGTGAGTCACGATCGGGGTTAAGCGAGCTTTGCGCTCCCAATACGCCTCGAACGTCGATAACTCGAAGAGTTCTTTCAGTGTTCGCCGCACCGGTTCACGAGTGATTGGTGACACATCGATCTGATCAGTGAGAGCTTTCACGATTTCTGGATCCTGAGACCAGGCTTCGGAAGTATCAAACTGACAGTCCGTTGTGTACCATTTACCCGTGAGCCGGAAGTACTCGTCTCGGATCCGCTGGTCGTTCTGATATCCTCGCTTCGCAGCTAACTCAAAACGAGAAACGAATGCGTGCTTCGAATGAAGTATCGCAGTCGCGCCTCCCTTTGCAGAAGGTTGCTCAAAGCAGGATTTTAGACTCGGCAGAGGAAGGACTTGTTTCGAGCTCGCCTTGACTCCTTCTAGGATTTCTCCTATGAAGGCGTCGAGCGATTCGAGGACGTCCTCTGCCGGCATAGGTGTTCTCTCACCTATACGACTAGCGGCGCTGCGAAGCTCCTCATCGATTTGACTCTTTGTTGGTTTTTGCGCTACCACACCCCTCGCTAGCGTGCTAGCGACGAACAAAGCTTCCGTGGTTTTTCCACGGTTGCAAAGTCCAGAGGGGGTATTGTTGCACAATGCCTTCAAACGAGCCATGTCGCTGAGTTGCTTTATG